CCTAAAAATTTCTCCGGGGGAATTTTTAGCCAGAAGTCCGTAACTATTAATTATATTTCATACCACTTCTCGGGAGCGGTAAAGCCATTTTAGTCCGGGTTTTGTGTTGGTGAGCACTTCCTTTTACCGGTGAGAAACTATACACAAAGTGGTCTTATCGTTCCGAGAAGTGGTATGAAAGTACTATCAAAAGGAGGAAAACTATGAAAGTTTATCACCAAACCAGTATCAAACCACCACCAAACTTTTATATTGGAGGTGATGGCTGATGCCAGAAACCAAAGACACCAAGAAAAAATCATCTTCAAGAGCAACTATGTCACCAGAAGCTTTTGAAAATCGACTAATCAGTAAAGCTTACAAGGCCGTAGAGAAAAGAATAGACTCCGGCGAAGCAACTGCAGCAGAATTAGTTCACTTTTTAAGGGAAGGATCCGTTCAGCATCAGTATGAGTTGGAAAAGTTGAAGAAAGAGAACGAATTATTACGTGCAAAGACCGAATCTATAGCCTCACAGAAAGAGGTAAAGGAATTATATGCAGAAGCAATCAATGCTTTCAGAAGATATTCGGGTATACCAACTCTAGATGACGAAGAAGTAGACAATGATTAGATGCTACAAGGATCTTTCAAGGTTAGAATCGTTCATGGAACGATATCAGTATTTAAGAATCCACGGTAAAGTGGGTGAAGAAACGTTTGGACTGGATAGATACATAAATCAATCATTATATAAGTCTCAAAGGTGGAAAAATATACGATCGCAAGTGATAATAAGAGATAATGGGTGCGATCTTGGAGTGGATGGACATGAGATTGATAGATATATAGTGGTCCATCATATGAATCCTATAACATTAGAGGATATAGAAGAAGAAAGAGACATAGTATTTGATCCAGAGTATCTAATTTGCTGTACATCAAGAACACATCAAGCAATACACTTTGGTGATGAGGGATTATTACCAAAAGATTATGTCGAAAGAAAGCCGAATGATACTTGTTTATGGAGATGATGTTGTGGAGAGACGCCATAAGTAAAAGGTTAGTGTCGATCTTTCCCTCCGGGCGGGACAATAAACTAGCCCGTGGACACCATTGTTATATTTTCTAGAAAAGGAGAAATAAAATGTCTACAAGAAGAAGTTATGATCGTATGTACAAAGAATACGACGTGAAAGAGTACGAGAACAAGAACAAAGTAGAAGAAAAAGAAGAGATCTCGCTCCCAGAGAAGACAGAGGGAGAAAAGAAAACGTATAGGCACGGCCAAGTCATTGGCGGCAGAAGCCTTAATGTCCGTAGGCAGCCTAAGCCAGATGGAGAAATCGTAAGCACCATTAAAGATGGAACAAAGGTGGTAATCGTCGACGAATCAAATACCGACTGGTATAAAATAGATTCTCCAGATGGATATGTAATGAAAAAGTTTGTACAAGTTTAAGAGGATCCAGAAATGAATGAAAATATTCTCGCTTCAGTAAAGAAGATATGTAATGTCATGGAAGATGACACGAGTTTTGACAATGAGTTGATTTTATATACAAACACTGTATTAATGACACTCATGCAGGAATGGCATGGAATGGATCATGCTTTTAAATTAGTTGACGGTACCGAAACATGGGATCAATTACTTGGCGAGGATACAGATTACGAAGGTGTAAAGGAGTTAGTAGGCCTCAAAGTTAGACTAATGTTCGATACGCCAACAACACAGACAGTCTTTCAGGCAATTACTGATCAGATTAACAATCTTGAATGGCGTCTGTACTTTTGGAAAGATCTTAACCGAATTGATGAGGAGAAAAGTTAAATGTTTATTCAATCAAATCCAAACCCAAAGAATAGAGTTGTTGGAGATTGTGTCGTACGCGCAATTTCTATTCTTCTTGACAAACCGTGGGAAGAAATTTACGAAGATATTTGTGTTTTAGGAAGAGAGATGTATGACATGCCCTCATCTAATGAGGTGTGGTCGGAATATTTATATCAAAACGGATACACTAGAGGAATAATTCCAGATAAGTGTCCGGCATGCTACACTATAAGGATGTTTTGTGAAGATCACCGATTTGGTGAGTACTTGCTGGCAACTGGTACGCATGTTGTTACTGTTATAGACGGTAACTATTACGATACTTGGGACAGCGGAAACGAGGTTCCAATCTATTACTACAAAAGGAGGAATCAGTAAATGATGTCACCAATCAATCAACAAATTCGTCAGAATAGAAACACAAATGCTTTCTTTATCCAGGGCGGAAGAGAATCAGTATTAAAGTATCCAGTAATGGCTGGATATGATGCATTTATAATTGACGAAGAAAACAAGATGTTCTATATTAAGACCAATGACATAAACGGTCAGAACATATCTCTAAGAGAGTTCAAGTATGAGGAAGTTACTCCGCAGGAGCAGCAACCCCAGCAAGACTCTTCAAAATATGCAACGAAAGAAGATCTCGCAGCCATTATGGCAGAGATAAAGAAGTTGCAGAATAATAGAGGTGGGTTCAGAGAACATCACAGAAACAATTATAACAATAGGAGGAATAGAGATGGCAAACAATATGATAAATAATCAAATGTTTGGAATGTTCATGCAGAATCCATTACAGTTCCTTCTACAACGTAAGATTAATATCCCCCAAGAGTACGCTAATGATCCTCAAGGGGCAATACAGTATCTTATGAGTACTGGAAAAATGTCACAACAGACATTTGAAAACCTTAGGAATCAGGCTTCTCAAATGGGGGTTAACCTATAGATGATAAATGGAGGAGCTTATTATGTCTTTAATCGATAATGGAAATAATGGAATGTATATGCCTGTAGCACCTGCTTATGCAGGAGGAAATGGTGGTTATGGTTTTGGAGGATGTGACGGATGGTGGGTCATCCTGTTCCTTTTCGCTCTCATGGGTAATAACGGATGGGGCGGATTTGGCGGAGGAAACAATGGAGTATTCCCTTACCTTCTTAACCAGAACACCGATAATTCCGTAAATTCAAGATTTGATTCGCTTGGTCTTTCAAATCAGCTTACAGGTATTCAGAACGCTGTTACTAACGGATTTGCTGATGCCGAGTTTGCAAATTGCGGTAGAGCTATGAATGCTATGCAGACGGCTCATCAGGCTGAGATAACCGCTCTTCAGCAGAGTTTCGCTATGCAGACACAGGCAGCTGATTGTTGTTGCAAGACTCAGCAGGCTATTGCTAAGCTTAGTTCTGATCTTGCTCGTGAAGCATGCGCAGATCGTCAGGCAGTTGCTGATGGCATTCAGAGAATTCTTACTCAGATGTGCGATGATAAGATCGATGCTAAGAATGAGAAGATCGCTGAGCTTCAGAGTCAACTTAATACCGCTAATCTTTCAGCTATGCTCGGTGCTAATACTTCAAGAGTATTGGCAGACAATGCAGCTCAGACAGTAGCTCTTGAGCAGTATCTGAATCCTACTCCTGTTCCGGCATACAATGTACCTAACCCTAACTGCTGCCAGCAGAACAATGGATGTGGATGCCAGCGTTTTTATAACTAAGATTAGGAGGTAACTACTATGGCAAAGTATGTAACAACATCTGATCAGAATGTGGCACTTAATGGCACAATTCCGTTCAATGAAGTTTCTATTCCGTGTAATAGTGGAAATGTTATTCCTCTTGCACCCGGAGTACTTACTTTAAAAGGTAATACCCCTAATAGATTTGCAAGATACAGAGTTACATTGCAGGCGAATGTGGCAATACCTACAGGTGGAGCCGTTACTCCTATAGCTTTAGCTATAACTGCTAACGGTATAGTACTTCCTGAAAGTGTTGCTATACATACTCCTCAAGCAGTAGGTGAGTATGAACATATTAACACAACTACGGAAATTACCGTACCTTGTGGATGCTGCGTTTCAGTTTCCGGAACTTATGTAGACGGAACAGAAGATGATGCAGCAGTAACACCTACACCGTCAATAACAGTTAGAAGGAATGCTTCTATAACTGTGGAAAGAATAGCTTAAGGAGGAATGAATATGGAATCTTTATATAGACTTGAAGACCTGCTTTGTGACCAGGTAGATCAAATAGTTGCAAAGAATGATATCACTCCTGTTGAGCTTGAGAGAGCTTATAAGGTTGTAGATATCATCAAAGACATTGAAACAATTGGTGCTATGAAGGACTACGGCGAAGACTATAATAGTTATGATGATGGTATGTCATATGCTAGAAATAGGGATAGCATGGGCCGTTATAGCTCAAGAGGAAGAAGATCTTACGATGGTGGAAACTACAGTAGTAGAAGAAGCTATAATAACCGCATGATGCCAATGGACAGAGGTTATAGTGGAGACGATTCGAAAGAGCAGATGATGCAGAAAATCGAAGAGATGCAGCGTAAGATCGAACAGATGTAAGAACTGTTCAAAATGAGTAGTTAATACTCGGTACGGTAAGTGGTCTTAGGCAGGGTTCGACTCCCTGCTACCGTATTATAGAAAGGAGATAGCTCACTATGTCATTATCTAATACCGCAGTTCCTATCTACTACGGTCAATTCCGGAATGAGGTTATTAATGGTAAAATACCAGTTAACCGAGAAGTAGCTATGGAAATGAACCGTATAGATAATTTGATAGCAGATAGGAATATTTACTATGACGACGAAGCAATAAACGGATGGGTTTCATATTGTGAAGAAGAATTAACTTTAACAGATGGAAGCCCATTACATTTACTCCCAGCATTTAAATTATGGGGGGAGCAGATATTTGGATGGTATTACTTCACTGAGAGATCAATCTATGAACCTAATAAATCAGGTCATGGAGGACATTATGTAAATAGAACAATTAAGAAGAGATTAACAAAGAAACAATACCTTATAGTAGCCAGGGGCGCGGCCAAATCAATGTATGCCTCCTGTATTCAAAATTACTTCCTAAACATAGATCCTGATACAACTCATCAGATAACGACCGCGCCCACAATGAAGCAAGCTGATGAAGTTATGTCTCCAATAAGAACTTCTATAACTCGTGCTAGAGGGCCATTATTTAAGTTCTTAACAGAGGGCTCACTTCAGAACACTACAGGAAGTAAAGCAGATAGGCAAAAATTAGCTTCAACTAAAGAAGGTATAAGAAACTTCTTAACGGAATCACTTCTAGAAATCAGGCCAATGACCGTTGATAAACTTCAAGGTTTGAGGTGTAAAATTGCAACAGTCGATGAGTGGCTTTCTGGTGATATTCGAGAAGATGTTATCGGTGCAATAGAGCAAGGTGCTTCCAAACTTGACGATTACTTGATAGTTGCTACAAGTTCAGAAGGAACTGTTCGAAACGGTGCCGGAGATACAATTAAGATGGAACTTATGGACATTCTTAAAGGAGATTTCGAAGCTCCACATGTATCAATATGGTATTATAAGTTAGATGACATCCAAGAAGTTCTTAAGCCAGAAATGTGGGTTAAAGCTAATCCTAATATAGGTAAGACTGTCCAGTATGAAGTTTATCATGAGGATGTTGAAAGAGCAGAGAAAGCCCCTTCTACTAGAAACGATATTCTAGCAAAGAGATTTGGTATTCCTATGGAAGGATACACATATTTCTTTACATATGAAGAGACATTACCTCATAAAAGAAGAAGTTACTGGAACATGCCATGTGCATTAGGAGCAGATCTGTCACAGGGTGATGACTTCTGTGCTTTTACATTTATGTTTCCTTTAAAAAATGAAGCATTCGGTATTAAGACAAGAAGTTACATATCCTCAAAAACTTTGTATAAACTTCCAAGAAGTATGCGTGACAAATATGAAGAATTCATAGCCGAAGGAAGTTTATGTGTTTTAGAGGGTGTCACACTTGAGATGGATCAGGTATATGATGATCTAGATAATCATATAAATGAGAATAATTACGATGTATTATGTTTAGGATATGACCCATATAATGCTAAAGATTTTATCAATCGATGGGTTATAGATAATACGGATTATAATGTGTTTAAAGTTATTCAAGGCGCTAAGACAGAGTCAGTTCCTTTAGGAGAACTTAAAAAGTTATCAGAGGAAAGGTTACTGATGTTTGATGAGGAACTTATGTCTTTTGCTATGGGTAACTGTATAACACTCGAAGACACTAATGGTAATCGTAAGCTTTATAAAAAGCGATATGAGGAAAAGATCGATAATGTCGCAGCTATGATGGATGCTTACGTGGCTTATAAACTAGCAAAGGACGAATTCGAATAAAAGAAAGGTAAAAATCACATGAACCCTAAAAACTTTAAAGATGAGATTTTAAGAGAATTAGACCATTCATTAGATTATGCTAAAAGATCTATAGACTCCATGAAATCTCATCCAAAATGGTCTTATGCATTTAAAGTAATGTCAGATGATTGCTATAGTCATGCTGAACAACTTTATAAAATGTTTATGGAGTTATGTTTAGAATCCAGTAAAGACCAAGAGAATTACATGAAGTCTATAAGAGATCCATTAATTGAATCATTCGCCTCAAAAACTTCTTTAATTGAAGGTTATAGAGTAACTTATGATATGATTAGTGTCTCTATAGAACCTTCAGAAGAAGGAGACACAGGCGATGGAAATAAGACAGACTGAAGAAGCAATTAAATTGTATGAGTATGAAGATCCAAAGCCAGTAATTGATGATGTATTAGCTCATCATGGTATTTTGGGAATGCATTGGGGACGACGTAATGGACCGCCTTATCCGTTGAGCTCCAAAGTATCAACTGGAAAGAGACTTAAGAAAGCTGGCGGTGGTTCAGGATCCGGATCGGTCTCTAGAAAAAGAAAAAAAGCTTTAAAGAAAGCTCGAAAGACCAGAGCAAAAAATCTAAAGATTAAAACTTTAGAAAAGCAGAAACAGCAGCAACTTGAGAAAACTAAAGAGGAGATAATCCAATCCAAAGACATCAAAGCAATGTTAAGAAATGTTGATAAGTTTACTAATCAAGATATAAATGACATGCTTAATCGTTTGGATGTCGAGAGAAGGCTTAAGGAACAAGTTGCTAGACAGGAAGAGGCTAGTAAATCTGCAGGACAGAGATTTAAAGAAGGATTTAAGCAATCTGTTAAAGAAGGATTAGTATCTGGTGGAAAAGCAGTAACAAAGACAGTAGCTAAGAATGCTGTTAAAATGGGCACTAAGAATCTAGCTAAGAAATTGGTAGGGGAAGCCAAGACAGAAGGCGGCGATCCTTATACTGAACTAATTGATAAATTATTTAAGGAGGAAAAGAAATGATATATCAGCAAACTCCAGATTTTTACAATGAATATATATCTCATTCTGCTGTTTGGGAAGGTCGTAGTAGATATAGGAATGGGGAAGATGAGCTAGAGCATGGTTGGGCAAAAGATGCAGCTGCTAAAGCTCATAAATATATTAGACGTTGGCGTAATAAAGCTGGAAAATGGGTTTATGAATATAAAAATAAAAAGAAAGAGCCAGAATATCATACAACATATGCTAATTGGAACGAGCAAAGAGATTGGCGTGCCGAAGGACTTTATGGCGATAAATATCACAGAATTGCTGCAAGAGGCGCTTATTTGACTAGGTATAGAGATATTCAGAATGCAAGAAAGAATGCAGCTACAAAAGGAACTAACTTAACATCCAGAGGATATTCAGGATCTAAAGGTTCTGGTGAATCCCAACGTCAGAGGAATTTAGGTACTAGACACTCATCGAGATCATTGATAAATACAACAAAAGACGTGGTTAAAATAGGTAATACAACTTATACTATAGATAAAGCCGCAAGAGCCAAAGGGTATAATGAATGGAGAAAAAATCCTCAAAGAATGATGGCAAAAGATGCCATATTAAATAAACGAGAACTTGGAAAATCAGATAAGTATTCTGCAAATAAAGGATATAAACGAGGTAAAAAGAAAAAAGGAACCAATCTTACATCTAGAGGATATAGTAGTTCCACCTCAGGATCACAGTCTAAAAAGAAAGTTGAAACGACAAAGATTAATAGAAATAAAGCAAAATTAGCTAGAGAAGCTAACTTTGTAACAAGAAAACGTAAAAAGAAAATATTAAATGGTGTAGGTAAAGGAGTCGGAAAATCGCTCGCATATACAGTAACAATCCCACCAAGAAAGAAATAAAGGAAAATACCCACCAATAAAAAAGTTATAGCATCTAATCATTATACAAAAAGGTAAAACTCACCAGCATTAAAAGAAAGAGGTAAAGATATGATATATGATTATATTACAACCAAACCCCCTTTAGATGAAGATACCTTAGCTCATTATGGAATAAAAGGTATGAAGTGGAAGAATCATATATATTCAGTTAAGAAAGCATTAACCAATGGATATGGACAGGCTAGAAACAGAGTATTAACAATGCTTCCACAGCTTCAGAATAGATTAAATACTGGTATATCAACAGCTAAAAAGAAAGCTAATGCTGCTTATGCTAGTGGTAGTAAGAAAGCTAGATCTATGTATTCAACAGCTAGAAAGAAAGCTAATGCTGCTTATTCTAGTGGAAGTAAGAAAGCTAGATCTATGTATTCAACAGCTAGAAAGAAAGCTAATGCTGCTTATGCTAGTGGTCAAAAGAAGGCCGGTTCTATGTATTCAACAGCTAGAAAGAAAGCTAATGCTGCTTATACTAGTGGTAGAAAGAAAGCTAGCTCAATGTATTCGACTGCCAAAAAGAAACTTTCCGAATATAAACCAAGGACAGAAACAGAGATATCCACAAGGATAATAAATGATGGTTTCGGAAAGAGAAAAAGAAGAAAAAGATAGCCGAATCTTCAAAATGAGGAGTAAACTATGAGTTTAGGTGAAAGACTTAAACATGGTTGGAATGCCTTCATTAATCCTATAGATAGTTTTAAATATGATTATGGTAGAGCATCGTATATAAATCCTGATAGGGTTCGTATGACATCTAGCAATGTGCAATCTATAGTTATGCCGGTATATAACCGAATAGCTCTAGATGTAGCAGCACTAGATATCAAGCATGTCCGAATGGACGACACTAACGAACGCTTTAAGGAAATTGTAGATGATGGTCTTAATAAGTGTCTAACACTAAACCCAAATAAAGATCAAATATCAAATTCATTTATTCAAGATGTAGTATTAAGTATGTTTGATGAGGGTGTAGTTGCGATAGTTCCAACAGACACAACAATAAATCCGAAACAATCTGAAGGATTTGATATAGAATCTATGCGTGTAGCAAAGATTATTCAATGGTATCCAGATCATGTTAAATTAAAGATTTACAATGATAAAACCGGGAATAAACAAGAGATAATACTACCTAAATCAGTAGTTGCGATTGTTGAAAACCCGTTTTATGTGGTCATGAACGAACCTAATTCAGTTGCCAAACGTCTGATAAGAAAACTTAATATCCTGGATGTAATAGACGAGCAATCTGGATCAGGTAAATTGGACATGATTATACAGCTACCTGGCGTCATAAAGACAGAAGCTAGACGAAAGTCGGCGGAAGATAGGCGAAAAAATATTGAGGATCAGTTAGCTGGTTCTAAGTATGGAATTGCCTATATTGACGGTACTGAAAAGATAACACAGTTAAACAGATCTATTGAGAACAATCTGCTTAATCAGATTACATTCTTAACGAGTATGCTATACAGCCAGTTCGGAATAACTGAGGAAGTATTGAAAGGGACCGCAGATCAGCAGACTATGTTAAACTATTATAACAATACCGTTGTTCCGGTTATAACGGCAATCGTCAAATCTATGCAATGTAAATTCATCAGTAAGACAGCAAGAACGAGGCACCATTCAATAATGTACTTTAGAGATCCGTTTAAGAGTACACCGGTTAATCAGATTGCTGAATTGGCTGATAAGTTTACACGTAATGAAATTGCTTCGTCTAATGAGATGAGATCTGTTATCGGTTGGAGGCCGGTTGACGACCCGAGAGCCGATGAATTGAGGAATAAGAACCTCAACGCAGAAGCAGGTTATCAACCGATGCTAGCTGGAGCAGGATCAAACGAGGAAGGAGGTAATGGAGCTGGTTTTCCAGGAGACGTCAGCAAGTTAAAACTTTCCGAGTTGAGAAATATGGTACAACAGCAATAAATTAAGGAGGAAGACTTCAAAATGAGTAGAAAAAATTTTGATTTTAGTGGTTGGGCTACTCGCAATGACATTAAATGTGCTGATGGTTTGACCATTCGTCAGGATGCTTTCGCTGATTGTGACGGAGCAAAAGTGCCCCTTGTATATATGCACGATCATAAAGATCCTGAGAACGTACTGGGTCATGCTATTCTTGAGAATCGTGAAGACGGTGTCTATTGCTATGGCTCATTTAACAATACTGAAAAGGGTGAAATGGCTAAGGCTCTTGTAGCTCATGGTGATATCACATCTCTTTCCATCTTTGCTAATCAGTTGGTTAAGAAAGGATCAGATGTGCTTCATGGCGCAATAAGAGAAGTATCACTCGTATTGGCTGGAGCCAATCCTGGCGCTACAATTGATTTCCCTGTACTTCAGCATTCTGACGGATCATATGAGGATGTTGAGGACGAGGCTATAATTAGCTATAAGCAGCCTCTTTCTATGTCTGAAGAATTAGCTCATTATTTCGATGATGAAGAAACTCTTTATCATGACGATGTTGAAGATGAAGATGATGAGTATGATGAAGACGAAGAATATGATGAGGATGTAGAAGATGAAGAGGACGAGGATGAAGAAGGCGATGAAGACGATCCTACAGTTGAAGAAGTAATAGATACGATGGATGAAGATCAGCAGGAAGTCCTTGACAATATGATGCAGCTTGCTTATGAACAGGGCGTTCAGGATGCAAGCGGCGGAGAAATAGAACAGTCTTACATGTATGAAGGAGGAAACACAATAATGCATAAAAATGTTTTTGATAATGATTATGGATATGATACACTTGAGCATGGAATTGATGCAGAAGAGGCTATGAGTATCCTTAATGATGCTAAGGAGAATGGTCAGTCTCTTAAGGCTACAACTCTTGCTCACAGTATCGAGGATATTGATTGGTTGTTCCCGGAAGCTAAAATGGCTACCGCAACACCCGATTGGATCAAGAGAGACACAGGTTGGGTTCAGGGTGTCCTGAATGGTGTTCATCACACACCTTATTCTCGTATTAAGAGCCGTTTCGCTGATATCAGAGAAGATGAGGCTAGAGCTCGTGGTTACATCAAGGACGAGTACAAGAAAGAAGAGACTTTCTCGCTGCTTAAGAGAACAACCACACCTCAGACAATCTACAAGAAACAGAAACTGGATCGTGACGACATCGTAGATATTACAGATTTCGATGTAGTTGCATGGATTAAGGCTGAGATGAGAATGATGCTCGACGAGGAAATCGCTCGTGCTATCATGATCGGTGATGGTAGACTTAACTCTTCAGAAGATAAGATCAAAGAAGAGCATATTCGTCCTATCTGGAAGGATGATGATTTATATTCTGTTAAGGTTAAGGTTACATATGCAGCAGGCGCTGATGATAACGCTAAGGCACAGGCCAACATCAAGGCTCTTATTAAGAACCGTAAACTTTACAAGGGTAGCGGAAATCCGAAGTTCTACACAACTGAAGATGTACTTGCTGACATGCTTCTTATCACAGATACAACTGGTAGATTCATCTATGAGTCAGTTCAGAACCTTGCAAACAAGCTTCGTGTAACTGAGATTGTTACCGTTCCGGTATTTGACAACCAGACAAGACAGGCTGACGGTAAGACCTATGCACTTCTTGGCATTATGGTTAACCTTTCAGACTACAATGTAGGTGCTGATAAGGGTGGAGCAGTTAACATGTTTGAAGACTTCGACATCGACTACAACAAAGAAGTATACCTGATCGAGACCAGAATCTCTGGTGCTCTTACGGTTCCTTTCTCTGCTCTGGTTCTTGAGACGGAAGTAACAAACGGTTAATTAGTTTATAAGGAGGAATAATCTTATGAAGATTTTTGAAAAAGGTACTCAGGTACATGCTACTGAGGTTCTCTATGCTAATAATAGTAAGCTGTACTTCGATGCAGCTCATACAAAGGAGCTTAAACAGGCAGATGTTAAGAAGCTTCAGCCTTGTAAGGCAGTAGTAAGTGACGGAACAAGTTATTCAGCAATTACGGAGATGGCCATCAATGGATCATCGATTACTGTTGGTTCTACGGAGTATACAATAGCTGAATAAGCTTCAAAATGAGGAGTGAATCATGAGATATTATGGAAAAGTCGGCTACTTTGAAACTATAGAAAAAAAGCCGGGTCTCGTTGAGAGCGAAATAGTATACAGAACCTATAAAGGCGATGTGTTAAGGAATTACAAAAGGAACCAAGATGGTGCAAAAGTAAACACCGATATATCGGTTAATAATTCTATAAGCATTGTAGCCGACCCATATGCTCGTGAACATTTCTTCAATATCAAATGCGTTGAGTGGCAAGGAGCTTTATGGTCTGTATCCTCTGTTGAGGTGCAATACCCTAGACTTATATTAGAATTAGGAGGATTGTATAATGAGGACCTGGAGTGAGTTACAAGAAATTCTTCAATCTATACTTGGAGATAATGGTAAGGCATGGTATCAACCGCCTGAAAATACTAAACTTAAATATCCTTGTATAGTATTTGAAAGAACCAACGCATTGACTAATTATGCTGATAATAAACCTTATCAGATAACTAAAAGATACACAGTAACATTAATTACTAAAACGGCAGACAATGATGAATATGTCGATCAATTGCTTAATTTACCTATGTGTACATATGACAGGCAATTTATAAACGATAATCTTGTTCATGACGTTTTTAGTATCTATTTTTAAGGAGGACAAAACATGTCTAAAATAGTTTGGGACGCCATTGGCGAGCACAAATATGAAACAGGTATTGATCATGGCGTACTTTACCCGATCAATACAGAAACTAACACATATGATAATGGTGTAGCATGGAATGGTCTTACATCAATATCAGAGACACCTTCAGGTGCAGAATCTAACCCTCAGTATGCAGATAATATCAAGTATCTGGTTCTGTATTCAGCAGAGACATTTGGTGCTACTGTTGCTTGCTTCACATATCCTAAGGAATGGGAAGAGTGTGATGGATCTGTTTCGCCGGTTGAAGGTGTTAACATCTATCAGCAGTCAAGAAAGACTTTCGGCCTTTCATACAGAACTAAGATTGGTAATGACCTTAACCCTGATGCTGGTTACAAACTTCACCTTATTTACAATGCTAAGGCTACACCTTCAGAAAGAGCTTACAACACAGTAAATGAGTCTCCTGAAGCACTTAACTTCAGCTACACTATCTCTACAACGCCTGTAGATGTACCTGGATATAAGCCAACCTCACTTATCACGATTGATAGCACAAAGTATGTAACCGATGAAGCAAAGGCTAGATTGGCAGCTCTTGAAGCTATTCTTTATGGAACAGATGCTTCGGAGGGAAAACCTGCTGTATATGAGGAAGATACAGATGCTGATTTCTCACCTTCAAAGACATATTACACAGAGTCTGGCGGAGTATATACAGTATTTGATCAGTTTGATGTTACATCTGACTCGTCATTTGATCCTTCTAAAACATACTATGAGAAGAATGGTGATGTTTACACAGCTACAGCTGACACTACAATGGATCCGTCTAAGACATATTACGAGATCAAAGCTAAGGTTTCAGGAACAACGTATTATACACTTAAGACTCCTGCTGTACCGGCAACGGTTGCTACGAATCCTCGTCTTCCTATGCCTGCGGAAGTTATCAGCATCCTTCAGGATACAAACGGCTGATCACAACTTCAAAATGAGTAGTAAAAGGGGCTTCCATTGCGAGGCCCCTTACTTTTTAAGAAAGGTTAATTATTGAAAGGAGAGATTTCATGTTTAAGTACGCAATAAAGTATACAGATTATAATGGAGTTGAGAGAACAGATACTTGTTATTTCAACTTTTCAAAAGCTGAGTTGATGGAAATGGAACTCAGTACAACTGCTGGCGTTGAAGAAATGCTTCGTATGCTTATCGCTACAAATGATAACGCTAAGATCATGGCCACATTCAAGTCTTTTATACTTAACTCATATGGTATTAAGTCAGAAGATGGTAAGAGATTTATTAAGTCCGAAGAACTTAAAAAGCAGTTTGAACAATCCGAGGCATATAGTGAGTTCTTTATTAAGATGCTTGCTAATGAAGATAATTTGCAGTCAAGGTTCATTAATGGCGTGGTAAATGGATCTAATGTACCTAATATGGATGAGAAAGAAACCATTGCTAAGCTTAAGGAGTTAGGTTATGATACAACCAGGATTGAGGAAGTTCTCGAAGAGAAAGATAAAGTTGTACCGATAAACGGCGAAGTCGTCAATACAGAACCTAATGCCTAAGATTATACATGTTCCTGAGCAAGAATTGTTTAACAATGATACTGGAGAATTTACTTATATTAAAGAGACGACCTTTAAGATAGAGCATTCGCTTGTATCGATAGCTAAATGGGAATCTAAGTGGCATGTAGCTTTTTTGGATGATAAAGTTAAAAAAACTGATGAAATGGTCATAGATTATATAAGATGTATGACAATTTCTCAGAATGTAGATCCAGAGGTCTATAATCACCTTCCAATAGAGACCATTAAGGAGATAAATGACTATATCGGAGATTCGATGACTGCTACAACATTTAGAGATACTGGTAATAACATTAATAATGGTGAGTTCATAACCAATGAAATAATTTATTACTGGATGATTGCTCAGAACATACCTTTAGAATGCGAGAAATGGCATTTTAATCGTTTAATGACACTTATTAGGGTTTGTAGTGAGAAGAATAATCCTGATAAGAAGAAAATGAATCGTAGAGACATATACAATAGCAATCGTGCATTGAATGAAGCTCGTAAAAAGGCCATGCATACTAGAGGATAGGTTTATGATTAAACTTAGATGTAGAGGAAGTTATGATAAAACAGAAAAATTCCTCAAAGAATCAAAAGACACAAACGAATTGAGACAAATAATGGAGAAATATGGTAGGGAGGGCGTAGCAGCCCTCTCTGCTAATACTCCTATGGATACGGGAGAGACGGCTACGTCATGGTCATTTGAGGTGATCCAGGATAAAGGATCGATTTCTCTTGTATTTAGTAATAACAGCACAACCAAAACAGGAATACCAATAGCTATACTACTTCAGTATGGTCATGGTAACGGACGAGGCGGATATGTCAGAGGTAGAGATTTTATCAACCCTGCAGTTCAGCCCATATTTGATAGATTAGCAGATGAGGCATGGAGGGAGGTTACTACATGAGTCAAACAATTGAAAACAGAATTGTAGAAATGCAATTCGAAAACAAACAGTTTGAGTCTGGGGTACAGGAGAGTCTCTCCACTTTAGATAAACTTAAGAAATCTTTGAAATTTGATGATGCTGCAAAGAATCTTCAGGATTTTGGTAAGAATACAAGGAATCTTGATGTTAGTGGTATAACATCATCAATTGAGAAATTGAATGACAGATTTTCAGCTTCTGGTATAGCTGGAATGGAAGTTATTCGAAATCTTACAAATTTTGCTATAGAAGCAGGTCAGAAAATAGCTTCGGCTTTAGCAGCTCCCTTTGAACAGATTAAATCTGGTGGTTGGAAGAGAGCAATGAACATCGAAGATGCTAAGTTTCAGCTTAAGGGATTGGATATAGCTTGGGAAACAGTATCAGATGATATAAATTATGCAGTTGCTGATACGGCATTTGGTTTGGATGCAGCAGCTAAAGCATGCGCCCAGTTATCAGCTTCAGGTATACAGGCTGGCAAGGACATGAAGACTGCATTAAGAGGTATATCTGGCGTTGCAGCGATGGGTAACACAGAATATGAGAATATTACAGATATATTTACAAAAGCTGCAGGTAATGGTAAGGTTATGGCCAATGAGCTTAACCGAATTTCACAGTATGGTCTTAATGCTAGAGCAGAAGTTGTAAAGTTTTTTAATGATGTAAATAGCGGTGCAGAAAAAGTAAAAGACCAAGAGATTCCAGAGTATATACAAAAAAATGTTAAATCATTAACAAAAGGTGCCCAAATGGCTGAAGCCGATTTAGCAGATTTTGTAAGAAAAGGAAAACTTGACTTTGAGACTTTTGCATATGCAATGGATTATGCGTTTGGTGAGCATGCAAAGGCTGCAAATGAAACATTCATGGGTTCACTTAGAAATATAAAAGCAGCTTTATCTAAAATAGGAGCAGAATTTGCAACACCAATAATCCATGGAGCCATTCCAATATTTAATCAGGTAAGGGTATTTCTTAATGATTTAAGAAAACAAATGGGTCCGGTATTTACAGTGTTTTCTAAATTTGCAGAACTTATATCTGGAAAAATAGCTTCTGGTTTAGAGAAATTTAGCTATGCGTTTCTTAAATTAGGAGCAATTGAGCATATAGGCAATGCATTAAGAAATGTATTCACAAGTATTGTAAAGATAATAGGGACTATAAAACATGCGTTTGATACAGTATTTCCATCATCTAATAACTTCTATAAGTCGGTTATGGATATATCAAAGGGTATTGAGCGATTTTCAGAAAAATTAGTAATAAGCGATAATTCTTTATGGGCATTTAGGAATGTTATGGTTGTTATATTTAGCATTCTTAAGAATATTGGATCTATATTGAAGAATATACTTCCAATAGTAGGAAGAGTAGCAACAGTTGCTTTAAGGATAATAGGTGTAATAAGCTCACTAGTATCTAATTTAATAAATCTAGTTGCCAATTTGGATATTGTTAAAGTTTCGATGAATGCTATTCAGAAAGCTGGAGGTTTATTTGCTTATGCTATAGAACGAATAAAGGACGGATTCAACTATTTAAAATCCGTTTTAAGTGACACAACTACTGTAACTGGTAGATTTGCTATGAAGCTAAGAGATGTTGCTTTAACTGCAGCGGCTATTGTCGGTGGAACATTATACTTAGCTTTCATGAAGATAAAAGAGGTGATAAGTTACTTCGATACTCATGATCCTTTAGGATCTTTGATAAACGGAGTTAAGACATTAATAAATAATTTAAAAGAGCTTCCATTTATTAGAACAGTTATAACTGGAATAGAGACAGGTTTTGGTGCTGTTGGAATAGCTTTTACAAAAATTGTAGAATTAGTTAAAGACTTTATCAACAATCTAAAATCTGGAATGTCAGTTATACATGCTATTGGTACATCTATCACAGTTGTAATAGGCGGAGCAATAGAATTATTTGGAAGACTTATAGATAAAGTACGAGATGCTTTTTCAATATTCGGAAAAGATCGGGTTATAGAAGAAACCATTGAAATGCCTATAGCTAATGCTGGAGGAGCATTAGTAGGTATGGAGCACACCTTAACCAAAACTGGCGAAACAGTTACTAAGACGGCTTCAAAATTTAATAAGGCTAAGGACAATATAGTAAGTTTTGGAAAAACAGTATTAGACGCAATAAAAAGTATAGATACTGGAAAGTTATTATTATTTAGCTTCAGCATTACAACAATTGCTTTAGCTTTAAATCTTAATAAACTTATCAAATCCGTAACAGGTGT